TGTGAGTTAACTAAGAACTCTCTCCTTTTCTCTCTATTCGAAGTCTCTCTTATCCAGTCACTGGAGATAATTGTTTCAAAAGACAATATCCCTTTTACTTCTCCAACTCCAGAGGAGTTGTTGGAGAAAGGTTATTATATTGCTAAAGTTCAGGCTAAGGATAAAGGACCACGCGTAGAATTACGCCCAGTCGCCGACCTTTTATTGGGTCGATTATCCTTAAAGCCTGAGGCTGCAGGAAAGGTAAGAGTCTTTGCCATTGTGGATTACTGGACTCAGTGCGCTCTATCTGGACTTCATTCTTATGTTTTTAGTCTTCTTAAGGGTCTACAATCTGATGCGACGTTTGATCAAGCTGGAGCATTGAAGAAATTCATAGATAAGAAAATTTCTTCAGTATGGTCCTTTGATTTAACGTCTGCTACAGATATAATCCCTCGAGAACTCCAAGTGTTTCTTCTCTCCGGTTTCATTGGAGAGAAGTTAGCAACACTTTGGGGGAAGCTCCTCTGTGATCGTCCCTACGGTGTTCCGTCGGGAACAAATCACGAAGGGGCTACTATCAAGTACGAACGAGGTCAACCGATAGGTGCACTCTCTTCATGGGCTATATTGGCTCTTACACATCATTTCCTGGTTTTTGTAGCAGCTTCTAGAGCAGGCTGTTCTAATTACCAAGATTATGTTGTGTGTGGAGATGATATTGCCTTAGGAGGAGATGTAGTTCCTCCCTTTTATCAGGCACTTTGTGCCGAGCTGAAGATCCCTATTTCTCTTGCTAAATCTCTAGTCTCTAATGAGACATGTAATTTACAAGATATTAAAGGCCCAGTGGTTTCGTTTGTCTCTCGAGTTGTTACTCAGGAGGTTGACGTAACCCCTTGGTCATTAAAGGAAGAGATCTCAATTTTTGATTTATCCGCCCGTCTACAGTCAATCTGTAAGCGAGTAGAGCGATCTCAAATTGCTCTTGATAATAAATGGGTAGGAAATGTCTTGCGGTCTGCGGTAACTCAATATAGTCATATTGAGCGACTGTCGGGCGGTCAGACATCCGGTAAACTAACGG